TTCTTGATTTGGCATTAGCCCAATGAGTTGAGTAAAAGCAGAATAAAACAAACCAAAACTAAAAGGATAGTTATCTTTGTACATTAACTTAATATCATTTCCTTCTCCAGTCCAAATCGTAGAAGTATTAAACTCACCAATTGAATCAAGAACAACTATTGCTGCATCATCAAACTTACTGGTGTAATATCCTGCTGCTGCATGTGAGTAGTGATGCTTAAAGTTAGTTCTTGGAACTGCATTAAGATAGGTGTGTTCAAACTGTGGTTTGCCCCCACCAAAACCACCACGAGTTTTAACTCTTAGTTTTTTTAAAAACGGACTTTCGTAGTAGGCTATTTGATCTGGAAATCCATATTTTAAAGCATCGTCTATTAAATCTTTATTAGTAAACCAATCATTCTTAACCTTGCTGTATCTTTCTGCATGTCCAGAAAATAGCACTTCATTGTTTTTAATTAAAGAAATAGAGGCATCATGTGTTGTTTCGTTAATTCCCATTATCAACATTGATAGCCTCCTGTAACTGAAACTCAGCCTCTTTAAACCATGCATAATGAACTGCCTCACTAGGATGTGTATTATCTGATCCAATAATTGTCATATTTTGATCATTGTTTTGTATAAAATCAAATGTATTTTTTGTAAATCTTTCTTTATTTATTTGATAATAAGTATTAAAAGAATCCTTCATTGTTCTATGCATATACTCTTCAAAATCTGGAATATAGGTATCTATGAAATCAGTAACCCCTGGAACTAAATCTGACCATCCAGTTGAAAATAACTTTACATTGTTATTTTTACACATGTCTTCTAATATGCTATATAAATTAAATATAAAAATTTCTACAAGGGTACCGTCTAGTCCACGAAATGTATTAAATTTAAACCAGTCTCTTCCATAATTAGGAAAAAGTATAAATATATAATCTGGATATCCATATTTAGATATATACTTAAAGACATTAAGTATTATTTCTATTGTTGATCCGCCAGATAATCCAACATTAAAATAGCCACTACACAGATTATCCTCATTTATCTGATTGTATAACTTATATGACCAACTTTTTTTAATATCGTTTAGCCCACATGCAACAGTTATAGAACATCCAGCAAACAAAACATTTGTCTTATCTTTGCTAACTGGTACAAACGAGTCACTAATATATGGACCAAATTCAATAGATTGTTTTGTTAAATCTGGATTAAGGAATGGCCCTATAATATCTTTATTTTTATGCAATAAAAACTTAAAGTGCTGAGGTCTTTCCTCTTTATCATTACTAATTATATCTTTATATTTCATATTAATAAATAAAATCTCTCTTTTTAAAATGTTTTTTATTTTTTCTTAACCAAAAATAAAATTTAATTTTATATATTATTTTTTTCATTTAGATACCTTTCATAGAAATATTCAGACCATGCATAATGAAATGCGTTGCCGTGATGGTGCATTATGTCTGGGGCGGTGTACATAAATAGATCATCTTTATTATTTAAAGAATACTGATAGATTAAACTTTGAATATTTTGTAAATTCATAAGTTTAAAAGTGTCACTAAAACGCTCTAAATATTGTAACGCTAAATATGGATCTTCTTTTTTTGAATATGAAATTGATTCTTCTGTAAATACATTTTTTGCTGGCTGTAAAATATTTTCTTTTGATAAAGTTAAATTTGAAAAATTGGTAAGTCTTTGATTTCCACTGCTCATTATCCATGTACTGGCAATAAGTTTTATTTTATTTGTTTTACAGAATAATTCAAAATTATTATATATTTCTGTATTTAAAATAGTAACTGATCTTTCTGGATTAAGAAAATATCTTGCATCTCTTTCCATATCTGGAAGCAATAAAAATATGATATCTGGAGTGCCAAATTCTTTAATATATTTATATACATTTATAATTATTTCAAATATAGATGAGCCAGGAGCACCAATATTATAGTATTCGTTATTTTTTTCTTTCATTATTTTTTTATGAGTTAAGTATGCCCAAGTTTTTTCATATTCAGTTCCAACTCCAAATGTATTAGAGCAGCCAGCAAACAGTATGTGCAAGTCCTTATGGTTATTTTTAAATTCTTCACATCTAAATCCATCTGAATTTAAACTATACTCTAACTCATAATTATCAAATTGATCTATTATTTCTGCTTTTTTTGTTGTTGGAACATGTCTGTTAGTAAAGGTAAATATTTTTTCCATCATAAGTCTATTTTCAAACTCTTCTTTATCTTTAAAATTTTCACCATTGGATAAAATATGAAGTCTATGGTTATGCTCTGTATATCTATTCATTTATATACCTTTCATAAAAATACTTAGACCATGAGTAATGAAACCCCTCTCCATGATGTTTTCCAGCATCTTGAGCAACAAAAATGTTTTTGTCTTTTATTATTAAAGAATATTCATATAAACTTTTTTCTATATCTTTTTGATTTAACACTTTAAAGGTTGATGAATATTGTTGCAACATTTTTAATTCATTATATGGGTTTACGCCCTTAAGAAAATTATAAAATCCAGTATCTGGATACTCATTATTTATAGTTTTATATTGTAAATTATAGGATTCTCCTATTTTTTCTTCATCCATATTAAGCCAACTTGTGCTAAATAATAAAGTGTTTGAGTTGTTGCATAAGTATTCAAGTTCTTGATATAATTCAGCAATTATTGTTGTTAATGATATTTCTGGTCTTACAAAATATCTAATATCTCTTTCTATTTCTGGAAATAGTAAAAATATAACATCTGGCATGGAATATTTTCTTATATATCTTTGAACATTCACTAATGTTTCAAAAATGCTTGCACCTGAAGCACCTAGGTTAAAATAACCACTTAACTCTTCTTCTTTACTTATTTCTTTATATAATCTATATGCCCAGGTTTTTTCATATTCAACCCCTTCTCCAAAAGTGTTTGAACATCCAGCAAAAAGTATATGTTTATTTTTATGTTTTTTTATAAACTCATCTGATCTAAAATTATCACTATTTAAATTATAGGCAATTCCAGTTTTTTTAACGTCATCTCTCATTTTATTATTTAATGGGTTTACTAAAAAATCATTTCTTCCTTTTATATTAAAGTTTTTATTTGCATTTTTAAGTTCGTCAAAATGTGTATTAATTTTATGTGACTGATCTTGGTCGTTCACTCTTCACCTGTAGAATTTCTAATCATATGTGATGGTACATTATGAAACCAAGTAGGTAGTGCATACCTTGGTCCCTTTAAAACAGAGTCAACCTCATGAACATACAAAAAATTAGACGGAAAGAATACAATGCTTCCTGCTGATGGTTTAATAGTTACTTTTGATTGCCTAAATGTTATTTCTCCACCAACATAATCGTCATTAAGATATAGCAATACAGATAGAACTCTGGTGCTCACTCCTTGATCTTGATGTGGTGGCAAGTATCCAGTTTTATCGTATCTTAATAAACTTGTTGCGTGTTCTTTTGCTTTAACATTTTTTTGTGCAAATGGATATAGTTTTGTTGAATAATGTTTTAATGCTTCATCAATTGATCCATGTATTCTAGAAGATATATTTCTTTGTTCATCTCTAAAGGTATCATCTTCTGATATCTGTTCCATGGTTGGAATAAACTTTTGCCAACAAAATATTTCTTTGGTTCCAGCACTTTCATTAACCCAAGGAGACCATGGCTGAACGACTGTCTTTTGTTTAACATCTTCAGAACTGTTTAACAATCTTTCTTCTAAATCTTCTATATTTCTTATAATCTGATCAGTATTTTTTACAATATTTTTATAATATACTAATCCTAAATCTAGTACCTCATGATCTATTAGATTCACGCTCTTCTGCCTCTCGCTCTAATGGATACTCAACGGCTTGCCAAACTGGTTTTTTATTTTCTCCTAAAAAGTCTGGATCTGCATGTTCTGGAAGAGATGTGTGCATAAACAAAGCAGTGTATCTATGTCCTTCAGTTACCTCAGTAATACCATGAATGTATTCCGTGCCAGCACTTGGAAAAAATACTGCTGAATATTTTTTAGGTTGATAAACAAAATCTTGATTAGGAAAAAATATTTTACCTCCTTGATACTCTGGAGTCTCATTTAAATAAATGATTGTGCTAAATTCAATAAATGGTTCAGGACCTTGTGCATCTAAGTGTAACCCACCTCTTGTACCCTTTACCCAGTGTGACCCAAAACCTTTAAATACATATATAGGATTAAGAAAGCCATTGTAGGATCTATGAACTTCGTTAGATTTATTTCCATATTTAATCATCACATCCATGACATTCTTGTTGTATGGTAAGGATGTTCCACCATATCTTTTACCGTAGTAGTCTGGATATGGATTAACCTCTGATGGGTTATGTTGCTCCCTTATTAGGGTGTCTGCGTCTTCCTTGGTTATAAAATTATCTATTACCGCAATTCTATGCATCTTTTTCCTATCTTTCTTATATTATACCACTAGTCAATGTAATTAATTTTAGTCATAAATTTTTTAGAATCAATGTCATCAAATTTAGACAGGTCTTGATCGTATTCGACATCGTTCATTGGAAAAGGTAGTGGATGGATAGATTCTAAATCAATCTGATGTAGTTTTAAAAACATGTTTACATCTGGCATCAATGGCTCGTCTATTGAATCATATTTATTTTTTTGATTCTTAAGTAGATCTATCATTTCATTATAATTATGATATTTTGAAAACGTAGTGTACAAGTCTTTTATGGTATCTGAACCTTCTTTTGTGTAAAATTTATCTGGGCAACTATACATTTTAATGTTATTAGAAAAATATAACAGTGACAAGATTTCTTCTTCTCCATAATATTTTATATATGAAGGATAGTTTACAGATTGCAGGGTTGATGTATGAGCAAAAATTAAATCTCTATTTGCAAAATATACTTGTTGCATTTTTTCTGTTTTTATTTCTTCCTTTTTTAAATAAAAGATGCCATCATTTGATAAAATAGTATTATTTTTACCAGTTATCACTGATTGCTTATTTGGCAGACTACTTAATAAAAATTCATCCCAATCTTGATTTAAGAAAATGTTATCTGATAGTAATAGGGTATAAGAAAATTTTGAGTTATTTATGATGTTTTGTTTATAATAACAAGGGCTTTTTATTTTGTCCCAAAATATATGATTGTAAGTTAGACTATCAAATTGATCAAAATATTCTTGTTTGGTTAAAGTGCTTTGATCATAAACATGTACATATATCATATTTTTTTTAGATGATTTTTGTAATAAATTATCTACAACCCTTTTTAATAACTTTCCTTTATATGAATATATAACTACATTTATTGGATTTGGCAAACTTTCATTTGTCATAATCTTCCTTTATTCCTTTTGTTCCAAATATCTTTTTTATCCATGCTGTTTTTTTATAATAACCGTACAACATAGATCTTCTATTTTCTGCTTTAAATTCATGCTCATCAAATTTTTCTAAACTAGTATCAACATTCATTTCCCAATTATCTCTCTTAAATGGAATTATTTGAAAAATAGGCGTTCCCTTTTTTATTACTCCTTGAAACCCTCTTTTAAGAAAAAATGCAGTAAAAACTGGCAAGCCCCAGATATCCGATTCAACAATGCCAGACATTGTTATAAATGGTAAGTCGTGCCTATTCATTGGATGTGTTATTAATACTGAATAGCCTGGTGGTGTTTCATAATACCAGTTCATTCTCCATCCATAGTGTATTGGGTGGCAGTTGTCTGGCACAGGAAGATCTATGGTTGGTCTTTTATCCATAATCATTATATCTTTATCCCACGATAACTTTGGCTTTCCATTTTTATCTAACTCAACTAACAAATCATCCTCTAATAAATAATAATATCCAGCAGTAAGTGAATCAAAAAAGGGCATACACATTTTAGTAGCAACTCTTGCACCATCTCCACCTATGTTATTTACTGGATTTAAATATTTATCATCATTCCAAATTTCATGTTTTGCTAAACTTTTATACCATTCAGGAACATGTTTGATTGCTGGTTCTGGTGGAATAAAAATATTTTCATAACTTGGACCACCTCCAGGAATAAAAGATATTTTTAACGGATTATTCATTACTTATATTCTTTTTTTTGTCTAAACTTTTCTTTATAAGAGTTTCTAAAACTACTTCTAACCATCAGTCTTTGTTTTTCTATTTCATCTTTACCATTTGAATATATTACACACTCTGAGTCCCATGACTCTCTTTTGACTGGTATGGCTTGAATCAATGGTGTACCTTGTTTTATAATGCCTTTAAAATCTTTTTTAATATACATAGAAAAATGCCCATCTGATGCAAACTTATCTGTATCAACAAATGCCTCAAACGCTTTAAATGGAACTGCATCTTGATGAAATGGGTGAGTAAATATAGTGCTATACCCCTTTGGTGTCATTATAGACCAAAATGGTAAAATTCTAAAAATTTGCTTATGATACATATTGTTGTCAACAGGATAGTTAGATATTTGCTCTGCTGTATGTGTTGCAACCATATCGTTTCCAACAAATTTAAGTTCATTGGGAACACTCCATGTTATTTTTTCTGGATCAGTTGCATCTACATATATGTCCATAGGAAATTTAATAATATATCCAGCAGTCATTAAATCAAAAATTGGCATGCATCTTTTTACGGTTCCACTACTTCCACCCTTAGCAATAAAATCTTTATACTCATCACCTATAAACCCTGGTTGTTGCCTATACCATTCTGGAATAAATTTTGATGCTGGCTCTGGTACTGGTGCAAACATTGCTGTCTTTTCACTAAAAGGATAGAACTTAATTCTATTCATACATTTTCCTTACTCTCTCTATTATTATATCACTTGCTTTAAATCTTATATTATACATTGGGCTAAATCTTGGTATTTTTCCAAATTCGCTATCAATCATATGACTACCTTTATTTTTAAAATGAAAAGATACAAAGTCAGTTTCAATCATTTGAGTATTTTTCTTTATTGTTTTAAAATTCATAATATTTGGATATATAACAAATGGTGAGTCTATTGCTTGCTCTATATGTGCTGTAATTTCTTCATCAATAATCCATGGTATATAAAACCTAAAAATACCATCAAAACAGTCTTGAGGTAAATTATCATATTTTTTATCTGACAAATAATATTGTCTTATCCATGGTCTATCTATGTTATATAGACTATCTTCTTTTTTAAGCAAAAATATTTCAGCATGATTGGTTTGTTGCAGTATAACTTCATTGTTTTTTATACTTAATAATTTAGGTTTTGGATATAATCTACTAACGTATAAATTTATTGGTTTGATGATTGAATCACTATATCCAAGTTTTATTCCTTCTTTATATGACAACCATCTTGGAGAAACCCTTGATCTTTCATTTATATATAAAAAAGACTCTGATTTTGATTTATACCAAATATTAAAATCTAAGTCTAATGGACTAAGTATTTCATCGTTCACTCTTCTTCTGACCAATCTTTATTTAATAATTCTTTTGGTATAACCTTATACCCACTTCTATCGATACCAATCTCATACCCTTTTTCAGCCTCTATCCAACCTAACAAGTTAACTGTTCTGTATTCAGAATCTGATAGTTCTGCACCCCAAATAATCAAACCACGATTAAGATCTTTTTCACGTACTGCTGGACCAGATTGTGTTCTTACTCTTCTTACCTCTATGTTTGTTCCTACGTCTGGCATATCTTTATACTTCTTATGCTTTCTACCGTCCCAAACTGAGGCATGCCAATATTGGTTTGTATATTTAGCAACTGCTAATTCACAAATTGCTGATGCAG